CGAAGTCGAGTGCGGCAGGCTTCCAAGGATCGAGGCGAACGTCTGTGCCTGCTGATCCGGGATTTGGTACTGGTTGAGATACTGCTGATAATTGAACATATTTTGCGCGGTGTTCGACGCCTGACCGACGCCGCCGGCTGTAAGCAAGTTTTGCAAGTCCTGGGAATTCAGGCCGCCAATGGTCGAACCGAGACCGGCGAGCGCATTGGCGCCGCCGAGCCGGATATTCGCAGCCTGCGCCGCAGCGTTCTGATTGCCCTGTCCAGCTGACAATGCAGTCGCCAACGCATTTTGGTAGCCGCCCTGATTGAGCTGTGCGGCAAGCTGGTTCTTTTGCAGCTCGCCTTGCGCTGCCGTCTCAGCATCAGCGACGCCCTGCCGCGAGCCACCAAAGGCATGCTGACCCGCCAAGTTGGTGTCGACTTGGTTCATCGCGCCAGCGGTGTTGCGGTCAATCTGCGCGTTGGTGGCGTCGAGAACATTCTGCGTGTAGGGGTTCATGAGCCCCTGCACTTGACTGCCGAGACTGTTCGCATCGACCATCGGCGAATTGAAACCGGTCAATGCCGAGAGCGGGTTATAAGCCGATTGCGAAATGCCCTGTGCCTGCCCGACATTCGAGCTGGACAATCCCATCGCCTGCATCTGCTGAGGTGTCAGCCCAGCCGGGCCCGCACCGGTGTAGGGCGTGTATTGCGGCAGGTTCGCGCCCATCGAGCCGGCTTGCTGAGAAAGCGCGGTCAACCACGACGGAATGTCGGTCTGTTGGCTGGTGCTTTGCGTAACCGGCTGGGATTTGCTCATCGCCTAATTCCCTCGCGGAGAGTTGAGCTTACCTCAACCTCACGATCAGCACAAAGGCTGAGCGCGACGAGATCGGCCTCCCAGCCCTGTCGTTTCAACGCCCGTTCCCAGCCCCGGCGTCCGCACAGGGTTACCTTGCCGCACCCGTTGAAGCGGGCCCACGACTGCCACATGGGGACCATCGATCGCAGCTCATCGAGATCACCACCGGCCAGAAAAATGTGCATGTGCTTGGCGCGCGGAAACACCTGAATTTCGGTGATCGCTGCCGACTTCGACGCCGGCCAAAAGACATAGAGGCCGGCTAGGATGCCAGCCTCGACGTCCTCGATGGTGTGCGTGTCGACGTGCTCTAACGCGGCCTCGATGTAGCCGCGGCAGCGCACCCACTCGGTCGTGATCGCGTTCATAGTGCTACCGCCGCGATCGTGCCGGTGTCCGACACCGTGATTGACCAACGAGCCCCACTTGGTGAGCGCAAAATAAGCTTCGTCCGCACCGCGATTTCGACGTCATCGCCCTTGTGTCGCACCGTGACGTCATTAGCTTCGATCGCCTGATTGACGCGTATCTGATAAGGCTGCGTCCATGCCGGCGGCGGCTGCGGTAGCTTGACGCTCATCGCCCGCCCCCACCGGCTGTTTCGAACCGCGACGTTCCAAGCGCCCAATCGGTGTCGGCGGTCGCATCGATTTGGAACGCGACTTGGCGCCCGGAGAACCGGATCGGCACGTAGCCTTCCGCATTGGGCGTCAATGACACAGGCGGGTTGACATAGAGCGGGCCAGCCGGCGCGAAGCGCGCACGTGGTGTGAGTTGAAGCGACGTGAGATTGAAGCCGTCAGGCAGCAACAGGTTCGAATAGATCACCTGATCGCCGTTGCCAATCTCGGCCGGTCCCGATTGCGCAAACACCGACCCGACGCGACTTGCACCATTGGCAAGATACCCAAATTCGTGCTCATAGATGACGCCGGCCGGATCAACGCCGGAAGGATATTCGAACACACCGCGATCGATGTAGGTGGTTCGCACGCCGAGCGTCGATTGCAAACCAAAATACCAGATATTGTCTTTGTAGTTGAAGATGACATAGCTGTCATTTTCCGTCGAATTGAGCGACGGAAAGAACCAGATGATTTCGTTGTGGCGTGCATTCGGCGAGGCATAGATTTTCGCCGCTTGCGTGAAATTGATGTTGTTCCAGAGAAAATCCTGCACTTCGCAGGGAACCTGCACCACCGCGCCGGCATAGGCAAAAAAACCGCCCTTGCTCATCCAATAAGCCGTCTCGCCTGCGCCCGATGCCGACGCGGCAACGGCCCATGCCCGCGGTCCGATCAGTCCGCAAGACGTGCCGATCCGCACCGGCGCATAGACGCCTTGGCCGCCGATGAAGTTGAGCAAATGGACGTCGATGTTGGTCCAGAGAAGGTTCTGCAAGCCGACACGCGATCCAGCCATGAGCCGTCCGGCCGAATTGATCGGAATGCTGCCGGCCGAATTCGTGCCGGTCGGGGTCCAAATCGTGGAGCTGCCGATGTCGGCCCACTGCACCAATCGACCATTGCCGGCGGCGCCCAGCGCGATCAGGAAGCTTTCGTTGGTCGACATCACCGCGAGGCATGTCGGCGAGCCAGCTGGCTTGGTGACATGCCCCGTGGTCGGATCGAATTGCCAGATGTTCTGATCGCTGCTCGACACCATGACGATGGTGTTGCCGAAGGTGTCGAACTGCCAAGTCGTGGCGCTGAGCTGCAACGTGTTGACGGTGCGATGCAGGCCATACAAGTTATTCCCGGTTGCTGGGTTATCGCGACCGTAAGTCCCCGCACCGTAGCCCGCGCCTAAGATGCTGTCGACGCGGCCAGCCACAAAGCCGGTCGGCGTCATGTCGTTGACGGTGTTGTTCGAACCTACATAGAGATTGGAATTTGTGCCGACCGAGAGATAATTAAAACCAAGATTATCAGTGAACGCGATGCCGCCCCGCGCCACGCCAGTGAAGTGGACACCCGCCGTAAGAAGCGCCAGCCAACCACCAATCGGCTTCAAACGACCATTTTCCCAACGCACCAGATTGCCCATGTACCAACGCCCGGCGCTCTCATATTCCGTGCCGTTGCGGAACATGCCTGGGGGGAGTTTGATCTTCACGAGCGCCATTACTGCACCCGAATGATGAAGTTCACCACGAGGGAGGGCTGCACTGTGTTGTGGCCTCCGCCACCGCCGGCGGCATCAGCCTGAGTGATGCCGGTCGCGTCGGTGGACGTGGTAGCCGCACCAGCACCACCGACGAGACCACCGCCGCCGCCCGGCGCATTGAGACTGGCGGCCAAAGTGTGGTGATGCTTCGGATCGGTGATCGGGTGGGTATGCGAAGCCAACTCCGCCGTCGAGAGCACGTGCATACCCTCGCCGATCTTGGCGCCGAGCACGCGGGCATCGTATTGCGGAATTTGGGTCTGCGCCGTGGCTTGCCCCACCGGCGAGCGCTCGCGAAAATCTGGGATGTTAAACGTCGTGGTCCCGTCGCCCGCACCGTAGGTAGTCGAGACGACCCCGAACAGAGTTGCATAAGTGGTGCGCGAGATCGCACGCCCATCGCAGATGAGATAACTGCCGCCGGCCGGATCGCCCGTGCCGGCGAACATTTTGATCGTGCCCACCGGCTCAGACACCGTGGCGATCACCGCCGGCAGATTGCCTTGGTGGTAAATCTGATTGGTGCCGACTTGCGGTGTCGCCTCGAACGTGACGACGCCCGTAGCACGGCTGACCATGAGCGAATTCCCCAGCGTGCCTCCTGTGTCGCTCTGTCGGAACAAGGCAAAGTCCGAGCCAGCGTTACTGCCGCCCTCAGCGGCACTATTGGCCCCCATAACCCAACGCGGTGACGAGGCACTATAAAACTGGATAACGCGCAAATTTCCAGCCGCTTTAGTGATATCGACGCCCTGCACCGCGGCATTGCCGGCACCATTGTTGCGAACGACGGTACCGGTGCCGAACGTCGCTCCGAATAGCGCGTCGACAATGTCCAAATCCGAATTGAGTTTCGTGCCCCATGTATCACCCGACGCACCGACTTCCGGCTTGGTCAGGTTGAGGTTTGGGGTAAAGGTGTCAGCCATTCTCTACACTCCTTAACGGTATCGGCGGCCCCTTTACGTCCCAAATGTCACTCAACGCGCTCCCTTCCAGCAGGATCAAACTGCCATTTTCCTGCAAGAGATCAAATCCGTCCTCGGTCAAAATGACCGATAGAAATCGCGCGACACTCCAGCCCGACGTCGGCGGCGCTGGCTTGGTCCATCCGTTGGTTGGTGGTTGCGGGTTAGACCAAACCATCCGTTGCCCTCTCCAATGCATTGAGCCGGGCTACGGTCTCACTGAGCCGGGCTTGGAGTTCGTCCACTTTGTTCATTAGAGAAGTTATATTAGACGAAATGACAGTGCCTTGGACCAACAGATTATTAGCACCGGGATCAGTAATACCGGTACTGCCGATAAACACACCACCGGAGCCCCAAACCCGCATGTGTTCGGCCATACCCGCCGACCCGACCGGCGTCGTGTGAAATGAAAGGTATGTGCCCTGTGCGGTGTTGGTGAAGACACCGGCCTCATTGCTCGTAAACCTGATCTGACCGCTAGCCGCCGGCGCCCAATCCGCTGTGAGATAGCCAAACGCAGAAAACAGGGACATGACAGCGCCGGGACCGGTAGCGGTCGGCGCCGCCGCATTACCCTCCGCACGGCGACCCGCGTAGTTTGCCGCCGAGGTAAACGCATCCATGGTGATGCGAATGCCTGCCGCTGCCGCAGGCCCGATCAAGTGGATGTTGGTGCCTGGGGTCAGCGTACCGGCCCACGCGCCGCCGCTCGCATTGACCGTCAGCGGGCTGTCGGGAGCGCCAGTGCCGATGCCAACATTCCCATTGGTTACATAAACACTGACACCTGAAAACAACGCAGATGTTGGTGCAAAAGTATATGTGCCTTGTAAACCTGAATTCGGACGAAAGACAATGTTACCTACCGAACTAGGAGTATACAAATAGAGTGAAGCATCACCAGTGCCCCCGCCAACCAAGCCTAACGGGGAGCCCAGCGAATTATTAAACGAAATCACACCATAAGAAGTATTGCTAGATAATGGACCAAACATAATTGGGTTGAGCATTCCACCATATTGAACTGTGACCTGCTGCTTGAAGGCGCTGATATAAGTCGCCAAAGCGGCCGCGGTGACCCCAACCGTTCTCCCGGCCTGAGCCGCGGGAATGTATTCCGCACCGCTCAATGGCAGCGTCGCGGCCGGCAACTGTGAAATTTTTGCATCGGCCATTAGCTGTACCCGCTGCCCTTTCTCCGCACGACGAGCGGCCCAGCGTTGTAAAGCGCCTCGTCGCTGAGATCGTTGATGCTTTGAAACGCGGCAGTGACGCCGGACGCCCAGACTTGGATACGATCGTCGTCATGGAGATACGGCGCCGCTTCCATCAGCGTGCCATAGAGGTACGCGTCGGGTGCAAACGTCAGCAGCCAATTGAAGGTGATCAGGCTACCGCCGGGCGGCGTCGTGTTGAGCGCCGGCAAATAGGTCCGATAGACCATTTCGATGTTGTAGTTTTGATCCGGCGTCGGACACAACTCCATTTCGTTGCCAAAGAGCGCAAACCAAATCGGCAGACCGACCGGCGTCGACTGCATGCGGACGCGCAAGTCATCGATTTGCTGCCCGGTGGCGAATTTCAGCCGCGGAGCATTCGTGCTCGAAATGCCTGGGGGCGGCAGCACCCGCACCCGTCGCATGCTGTGAAAGTCGGGCGGCAGCGCCAGATATTGCGGCTCAGTGATCGTGGCGTTGATCGGCGCGATCGCGCGCGCTTCCATCTGGCGGCATTTGAGCATCCGGTTTGCCTTGGCTTCGAACATGGTGATGAAGTCAGGCACACGTGAAGCAATGTCGGTCCGACCGAAAAGCCAGTCCTGACACCGCTGCACCAGATCGGTGTAATTCGCGATGCTCACAGCGTGCCTCCACCGGTGCGGAGAAACAGCCAATCACGATCGTTGAGAAGCTTGCGCACCGCGTCGCGATGATCGGGGTTAAGCACGTCGACGCCATACTTGTGCAGCCACAACATGCAAATTTCCGGCGGAATGCGGGCGACGTGCTTCAGATCGCGCGACGACGACCACCCCGACACGTGGTTGGCATCTTCTTTGTTGGCATCAAGGATCGGCTGTGTATCGCCGCTCGTGCGGACCACGAATTTCTCGTCGTCGATTTGCGCATATTCATGCGTCAAACCGAGAAACGGATCGTGGTATAGAATATCGGTCATGGCACTATCCCGCCTTCACCGGTCTGAAATGGATATTTCGAGCCGACGAAGATCGGCTGCATCCACAACCGCTGAAGCGAAGCCTCGGTGAAGTAGCGCATCAACAGGGTTTCGCCGGTCTCGTGGTCAATCACCAGCTGGGTCGGCGACGACGCCAGCAACGCGTCCGATGCTTCCGGCAGCGTCACGATCACGCGCCAAATCATATCATAGGGCTGGTGCGTGATGTCGCCGGTGTCAGGATCGGTGGTGTCGAACGCCGGGTCCCAGATGAGGATGTCGGTGATGCAGCGCGACGGGTCCCAGCCGCCGGGCGAGTTCTCGGTGGCCGGGATGTGATACTGCGCCCACTCCGGGTAGGCCAGGGCCGTTGCTTCGTCGGCGAAACCACCCATGTGATCGATCATGGCAGCTGTCCCAACATCGTCTGCGCCTGCGCGACGGATGCGGCAACAGGCCAGTAGCCCATAGACTTCATGTCACCGTAGAAATGTTGAGTGCCGGCCGCATCCAGGGCACCTATTGGCAATCGAGCCGTGCCAACTCCGGTGAAGTCCAGCGTGCTGTTTTCGTTGGATACCGATGGTGTCACGACGCGCTGGAGTGTCGTAGGTACGTTTAACACCCCGGCCACTTTGTAGTTTGCATTCGATATCGAGACTACGCTGGCGGACGTGCCCGCGCCGCCAATTTCATATAGTCCGACGTCTCCGGCACCGAGGCGCAGCAGCGCAGCCGCACCCGCTGGACCAAATGTTCCCCCACTGCTGTTGAACGCCAACGCGACCTGAGTAGCGCCGCCCGGCGCTACCGCAGCAAAACCCGAGCTTGCCAAGGTGCTCCCGACCGTAGAGAGCCATCCGCTCGTTGGAACGGATAGCACATCCGCCGCCTGCGTCACCGTCGCGGTGGTGGTGGGGATATAATCGACCGGAAACGCCGTCTGGGTTAATTGGGCACCCCACAGGTAGATACCGGAGGCGCCATCGCCCTGATACTGGTAACTGCCACCAACGGTCATATATACGGCGCCAACATTGCCAGCTCCGCTGCTGCCGGCGTTGAACGACATACTGCAAAGATACCAGCCGTTGGCCAACGGCGTCATCGAAGCCGAAATTGGCGGAGCGAATGGAGCCCCAGTTGCAAACATGGTGCCAGCAGCGAGATCAAAACCCTGACCGGCACTAGCAACGTTCAAGGCATCCAATATGAACTGGGTTCTGGTGTTGGCTTTGGCAAAAACCGATAGGGTATAGACCGTCGCAGTGACGGGGGCGCCGGTGGTGAGTTCCACGAAGTGCCCGCCGTTGGTCGCATCCTCCGTCAGCCGGACCGCCGTGTTGGTGCCATCGGCGGCTGCCGCAGCATTCAAAGCGAGAGAAGCATTAACCGGAAGCCAATTCGGCCCAAGGTCACCCTGGCTGGCGAGCGTAATGTTGGTCGCCGGCCCAGTCAGCCGGATGCCGGTCGGAACGCCGCCGAGATCGGTCGGGAACCTCGCTACGTTGGCCGCGGCGGTCTTAACGACGCCGCCTTGCAGGTAGGTCGCGGACGAGGCCCGGCTGTACGTCCCTCCAAGCGCTGTGAGCCAAGCCGAGAAGTTCGCCTGGGCGCCAGAGGCCCAATAGTTGGTCCCAGTGAAGTCAGCATAGATCGACGGGAACTTGCCACCAACCATCGGCAAGTTGGGAGGCGTGCCACCGGTCAAGCGGATCAGGTCGGCGTCGGAGGCGACGATGCCGTTCCAGACGCCAAATTGCGAATAATTGCCGTAGGAAAAGCCGCTGGTGCCCGCTTGCGATCCTATTGCCATTGAGACACCGGCACCAAACACCATCGGGTTTGCGTCGGAGATCGGAGTTAGGCCGTTGTGCGTGAAGCTGCGACCTGACGGAGAACCGGCCGCCATAGCCTTGTTCGCAGCAAAGATATCGGCGACAGGCATCAACAACAGAGCTGAACTGTCGTAAGTGCCGATCTGAGCGGAGACGGGTCCTGCATTGTAGATCGAAGCATCGCTGTTATCGGTCCCCACAATGCGAGCGCTCACAGCCGCATGACCGTTTATGCCAGCAAGAACCGAGAACGTCGTCTGCGTAAACGGAAACTGGAAGCTATCCGCCGCCTGCGTCACCGTCGCGGTGGTGGTGGGGATGTAGTCGGCCTGGAATGCCGTGGCGGTAGCCTGACCACCCCAGTAATAAATATTCGAAACGCCATCCCCCACATAGGAAGTGGAGGTCCCGGACACTAAAAATAGAAGAAGATTGCCGTTGCTTGTTGCAGTAGCGGTGAAGGTAATCGAGCACAAATACCACCCGTTGGACAACGGCGTCATCGACAACGATGTCGGCGCCGTCAGTGCTGCATCAAACGTCGTGCCGTTGCTCAAATCAAAACCATAACCCACGCCATCGAGGGGCGAATATAATACAAATCTAGTTCTCGCTCCGGCTTTAGCAAACACCGACATCGTGTAGGCTTGACCGGAGGTCTCCGAAACGAGTGGTGATATTGCATAATGCTGACCGTTCGATGTATCCTCGGTAAACTGAAACACCGTGGATATTCCATCCGGCGCGAGTTGACCGGTTGAAGCGGTCGCTCCCCCAACCTTTGCCCAAGAAGAAAGGGTCTGACTTTGTGTCACCAGATTGGTCGCCGACCCAGTCAATCGGATGCCGTTGCCATAGAGCCTCGGCACGTTGGCCGCTGCGGTCTTGACGATACCGCCGTCGATGTAGGTCGCGCTCGACGCGCGGCTGTAGGTGGCGCCGATGGCAGTCATCCAGGCGGCAAAGCCAGACTTGACCGCTCCAGCGGCCCAATAATTGTTACCGGCGAAGTCGGCATATATAGTCGGGTTCTGACCGCCAGCCTGCGGCGGTGCCCACACTACACCGCCGCCGGCTACACGTCTCCAAGCAACGGGGGAAAAAGCAAACACTGATTTACCCCAATGCTAAAATGCTCTGCGCTGTCGTACCCGTCGCCATTACACGATCAAACTGTACCGGCAACAGAGTTCCTGCTGGAACGGCTTTGAACGTCAAAACCGACTTGTCGGCCGACATTCGCACAGTGAGATCACCGGCAACTCCAACATAAACCCCACGGAAACCGTCAGGAAATGTCGTAGTGTCGTTTGGTGTCACTGCCTGTCCCGCCGTAAGGGACATAATGCTGAGAGTAGACATCAGACTTTCTCGACTTGGCCACGCTTGATCATGGCCTCAGCGATCGCTTCGTAAACGTCGGCTTCCTCACCCTTTTCGAGCGCCTTGGTGTCGGTGTGCGGGCGGTTATCGACGATGCACTTGACCCGCACGTGGCCGGCGGCAGCCGGAGCACGTTGCGGATCGGCAGCGGTTTCCGATTTGCCGTCGTTATCCCAATCCTCATGGGTTTTACGCGTCATTTTGGTTTCTCCGGTTTTTGAAGACGAAAAGAGGCGGCAAAAGCCGCCCCAAAAATCACACGACGTCAGCGACCATCGCGTGGGCTTTCTCGTTGCCGACGATGACGCCCCATTCGCACGAGACCAGACGGCGATCCGAAAGACCGGTCTTGGCGAGCGGCTGGTTCTTCATGCCTTGCAGCCAACCAACTTCGGCGTAGCCGGGATCAAGAATGAGCACGCGGGTCGGGTCCATGAAACGATCCGGCACGATTTGGAGTTGGCCAAAATCGCTCTCATAAACATCGATGGCCGCAATCAGCTTGCGATCTTCGGCCTTCTTGAACCGGGTCGCGTTGCCGGTAAAAGTCGAAATCACCGTTTTCTGCGTTCCCGACACGAACGCATATTTGGGATTACCGCCTTGCGTCCACGCTTGCTGAATGACGCCCTTAAAGATCGCCTCCGTCAGCGCGCGGCCAGTGCCGGGCGTTTCCGCAGTCGAGGGGTAGCCGTTGGTGCCGCCGCTCAGCGCACCATTGGCGCCGGTCGCGCCGCGGCTGACGTTGGTGTGAATGAATGCAGCAATCGCGGCCGTCTGACGCGCGGTGGTGCCGGCGGCGCCGGGCACAGCAAACAGGGTGCCTGAGCCCATGATACGGGCTTCCATGTCACGCTTGATCTCTTGCGTGCCATACAAAACCTGTTTGGCCATCTTGTTGACGTCGCCCGCGCCGACGACCGCCTCGTCGGTCGACGAGACGCCCTTCGTCTTGGTCATGATTTGCGTGTAATTCCCCAAGCGCAGCGCCGTGGTCGGCGCATCATTCGGGGTGTCGTCGCCTTCGATCTTGGCGTTGTTGGCGTTCGCCGCGGCCAGCTCGACAACGGGCCACTCATGAAACGTCTGCTTGAATTT